CTCAATGAGCTACACAGCAAAGGCTATAACGTTGACGCCGCTGTCGCCGAATTTAACGCCTTCAAGCATCTGACGGAAGAAATGCGCCGTAAATTGCTGGATATTTCCCGTACATCAGAAAAGTCTTCCCGCTTTGGTTTCAACGTAAATCTTTAATTAACCCCATCCCCGACCACATATCGGGGATTAAATTAAATATCTGGATTAATTAACCGGAGGATTTGTCATGCTCAAACCTCACTACGGAACCGCATTAGTTTCTCGCGAGGACGTTAAACCCGGCACAGCAATTCTTTACAACGGGCGTTATTACATGGCGTCAGCGAACGTTAATAATGCACTTTACGCACATTCACTGATTGAAAAAATTCGCATTATCTCAGATGCAATAGAAGTTTACCTGAACAATAAAGGCCAACCGTTAATCTCACCAGCCTGAAGGGAAATATCATGCTCAATCAAAAAATAAATATCAATGTAAAAAGCGTCGTAACTCCAGCAGGAACGATAATGGGAGAAGTTTTTATGGATGATAAAATCATCGCCTATTTTGTCGTCCTGTCTGATGAGGCTATTTCTGTTATTGATACGGAAGGCAATGTTATGTTTATCGCGGAACATCCAGAAGATATCGCATTACAGGCCGCTGCATATTTCTTCGCTAAGGAGCAGGAGGAAGAATGTAACTGCCCTGTATGTCAGCTTTCCCGACAAATTAATTTAATGCATTAACCGGAATCAGGAGTTCCGCCATGAACGCATACCTCACCTGCGACCGCATAGAGGAGCGTCGCTGGATTAATCAGCAAATTCAGGATGAAAAGGATAAATGGATTGATGATCGGGCGCAGGAGCTTATCAGCATGTTCCCCGATAAACCATTGCTTATGAGCAGCCTTTTTTTACCCAAAGAAGCCCAACTAGCACTCACTGGCGAAAAAGCTGAAGAGGCGTACAACGATTATATCTCAGCGATCGCCTATGCTCGGGCGGAAGAAGAATGGGAGAGAAAATTCTCCCCCTGTCCTTTCTGATTTTCAGGACCAAAAAATGTTCGATATCGTTGAATTTGTTAAGCAGCAGGAGCGCTTTTTCTGCGAGGCATTAACTGAACCGACGCTGACATGGGCGAAGGAAAGTCAGTTTGCAATTCAGCAATTCCAGAAAAATGCCTTTCTGGCTGACACAGCAAGGGCAAATCTGCCCAGCGCACAGAACGCTATCATCAATGTTGCCGCCATCGGCATAACCCTGAACCCGGCCAGCAAGCTGGCGTATCTGGTCCCACGAAAAAAGGCTGTATGCCTGGATATCAGTTATATGGGGCTTCTGCATCTGGCACAGGTCACAGGAGCCATTCAGTGGGGGCAATGCAAACTTGTTTACGAGAAGGACATTTACGAGTCCAACGGTATTGACTGCGCCCCCACGCACAAATACAACCCCTTCGTAGACAGGGGCGCACGCATTGGCGGTTATTGTGTCGTAAAAACATCCGAAGGCGACTATCTGACCGAAGAGATGAGCAACAGGGAAATCGAGGTCATCAGGGCGTGCAGCAAAGCCGGAAATAACGGAGGAAGTAGCCCGTGGGATAGTTTCCCCGATGAAATGGCCAGAAAAGCCATTGTTAAGCGCGCCAGCAAATACTGGCCCCGTCGCGATCGCCTGGATACAGCTATCGACTACCTGAACACTCAGGGCGGTGAAGGTATCATCCTGAATGCTGATCACATCCCTGAGCGTGACGTCACTCCCGCATCAGATGAGATTATCAATGAGATCACTCAGGCAATCACCGAAATTAACAAGACATGGGATGACCTGCTTCCCTTATGTTCCAAAACATTCCGTCGCACGATTGCATCACATGAATATCTCAGTCAGGAAGAAGCTGTCAAAACGCTTGATTTTGTCAAAAAGAAAGCTGCCAGAAACAAGGCCACGGCGGAAGCGAAAATTCACGCCACCACGGAAAATAACAGCGAGGCCGTGTCATGACACCAGAAATTATTCTCCAGCGAACTGGCGTGGATATTACCAGCCTCGACCAGGGCGATGATGGATGGCACAAGCTGAGACTCGGTGTTATCACTGCTTCAGAAGTTCACAATGTGATAGCAAAGCCACGTTCCGGCAGCAAATGGCCTGATACAAAAATGTCATACTTCCACACCCTGCTGGCTGAAGTTTGTACTGGCGTGGCACCGGAAGTTAACGCTAAGTCGCTCGCATGGGGAAAGCAATACGAAGATGATGCCCGTGCCCTCTTCGAATTTATCGCGGATGTTACCGTCTCGGAAACGCCAATAATTTTTCGTGACGAAAGCATGCGCACCGCCTGCTCTCCCGACGGTTTATGCAGCGACGGTAACGGTCTTGAGCTTAAATGCCCTTTTACTTCCCGCGACTTCATGAAATTCCGGCTTGGCGGCTTTGACGCTATCAAGCCTGCTTACATGGCCCAGGTGCAATTCAGCATGTGGGTTACAGACAAGGACGCCTGGTACTTCGCCAACTACGACCCACGCATGAAGCGTGAAGGCCTGCATTATGTCGTGGTCGAGCGGGATGAAAAGTACATGGCGAGTTTTGATGAGATGGTGCCGGAGTTCATCGACAAAATGGACGAAGCACTGGCGGAAATTGGTTTTGTATTTGGAGAACAATGGGGGGTTAATAACTAATGGATGAAGTGATTTTTACTTATAACGAAGAATCAGCACTGACCGCCGGACAAGGTAGTTTTATTACCGAAACGGGTGCGCATATCATTAACATCACCGAAGCAAAACTCAAGCAATCAGAAAAAGGTGCCCGATTCATTGAGTTTTCTGGAGAATCCGACGACGGACGGAAAATCCAATATCTCAGTGTTTGTGTTCAGAAGAATGACGGTACTGAAAATAAATTTGGGGCGAGCATTATTCACGCCATGATGGGATGCACAGGAATTGGGCAGTTAACGCAACATATGGTTTCCGTCAGTAAATATGTTGCACCTGAGTTTCACGGAAAGAAAATCGGACTCGTCCTCCAGAAAGTATTAACCACAAACAGAAAGACTGGCGCAGACGGTTACCAGATGGAAATCCGCATTCCATTCATTGCAGAAACAGGGCAGACACTGAAAGAAAAAGCTGAAGGAAAGAAACCAGAAACGGTAGCAAATATGGTTTCCACTCTCAAAGACAAAGACAATCGCAGCAAAAACGTAAACCCGAATCACACGGACGACCCAGGTTACTGGCAGTACGGCAGCGATAGTTTTTAATTCACAAACAAAACCAGGCTTTAAATGCAGTGAACAACTGAAGCCTTAACACACCTCTACACGGAGATATTAATATGAACCAGCATCAAACTGATGTTAATGTTTTCATTAACGACCTCGACGGCGGGGTATTTGTTAACAAACTTGGCGCGGTATTAAGTGAAGTTGCCTTTGGCGTAAACAGCACAAACAAAAAAGGAAAGGTATGTGTTGAATTCGAATTATCTTCACTTGATGAAAATCGCGTATCAGTTTCCCATAAACTAAAATTCACACGCCCGACAATGCGTGGTAGTAAATCAGAAGAAGACACAACTAACACCCCGATGTTTGTAAATAAAGGTGGTGAGCTTACTTTGTTCCAGAAAGACCAGGGACAGCTTTTTGATAAACAGGGCCAACATGACGCTGTTTTACGCTGAATATTCCCCGCCTTAAAACGCTCGCGCATTATCCCTAAATACATAAATTAAAGGTAAATATACATGTCTCAGTTAGATAGCAATGCCATTAAAGAAATTGTAAAACTCACCACTACTGCTTTTTCTGGTGAAAATTTGCCGCTTACGGAATGCCCTGTTGCGTTATTGCCGGACAATGTAAATATCGAAAGTCTGGAACGATTCATGACAGAACGTTTTCGTTTCCGTGGAGTCATGACCACAACCAGTATTGATGACTTTGTTGAATACAGCAAAGGGTATGCCGATGAGCACTCCCGCTGCTTCATTAACGCGGAAACGATGAAAGCAGTCACTGTGTTCAATATCGGCACTCTGGAGCAACCTGGACACGCTGACAACAAGGCACTGCTGGAACTGAAAGCCACATCACCATATCGCGCATTGCGTGACGTTGACGGCAAAAAACAACTCCAGAAATCTCTCGCTGAATGGCTGGAAGACTGGGCCGACTTCCTCACAGCCTATGACAGCGACGGTAATGTGCTGGATATCAAACAGGCTATCTCTGCTGTCCGTCGTCTTACCATCGATGCAAAACGCAGTGCTGAATATGAAGAGCAAAACTTCAGCGGTAGCCGCTCAGTCATGGAGTCCGTGGAGGCTAAAAGCAAAGAAATCATGCCTGCCACTTTCCGCTTTGAATGCATCCCATACGAGGGCCTGGGCAACAGGGAATTCACGCTGCGATTAAGCATTCTGACAAGCGAACAGCCTGTTCTGGTGCTACGTATCGTGCGTGTTGAAGCTGCGGAAGAAGAAATTGCCAAAGAGTTCCGTGACCTGCTGAAAGAGCGTTTCGAAGAAGAAGATATCTTAACCTTCATCGGCACGTTCTCAGTGTGATGAAATCTGTGACAGGGACGTCACGACATATCGCTCATATTTCACGAGAAAATACACAGTTCTTGGAGGGTATACTATGCAATTTAAAGATTTACCAGCGGATATTCAGAAAATAGCTGCGGATACGCTTAAAGCCCATTTATCGGTGCTTAATTTAATAAAGGAACCAAAGACGAATCTGGAAAATATTTCCCGTAACGTGCGAGATGTTTTTGTCGGGCTGTATGCTTATGACAATGAAAAGCACGAGGAACATATTCAAAATGGTTGCATTAATAAATGTCAACAACATATCAAACTTCCTGTTGCTGATAAAACAGAGCAGAAAACAGAACTATTAGTATTCTGGAATACCGTTGAGGCTATTGCCAGGAGCAAGATGTTTGAGTTTAACAACATCAATCATTCAGGGATCGACACTCACCAATCATCACATCGTGAGGGGGTGTCCATGCTTCTTGCTCTGTTGTGAGAGCAAGGCGAATGTCCTCAGCCGACATCAAACGATACTGAGCAATAGTCTATTCTCGTACGCTGCAACGTGAGGTCGTGCGCCGGACACGGGTAAACATCCGGCAATTCCAGCTTACAACCAATTCCCCTCCCATAACGAGACGAAAATATGACAACCGAAATTGACTATCAGGTATTGCGTGACGTGTCGGAACGCGCAATTACAGCGATGACACATCTGTCAATATTACCAGGTGATGATGATTTATTAAGCGAAAAGAAGCTCAAGGAGCTTGGTATTGATATTGATGCGATTCACGCCTTTAAAATTATGGCCGGGCCAGAAACCGTGCTGTCACTACTGGATGAACGAGATGCATTAAACGAACGCATAGCCGAACTGGAGGCTAATTTAGCGAAGCTGGCCGAAGACCAACAGAAAGCGATTGAGTCAATTAAGCAGGCTGATTCGGCTGTTAAGTTGGCACACGAGAAGTTTTCGGCTCTGGCGGCGGAGAATGCGGGGCTGAATAAATTTATCGCACAGAGTTGCTACGTGTTTGATGGCGAGCAGGATGAGCTATCTGATGCGTATATCTGCGCAACAGATGGAGGGATGCCGCAAATTCCAGCCACCGATGCTTTTCTGGCTGAAATTCGTGCGGAGGCTCGCAACGAGGGGATTAACTATACCGCAAGCCGTCTTGCTGCTGCTTTCAACCACGGATTTATCAATAAGTCTTTACGTGAAGTTTTCGACGTTACGCGCATGATTCTGTCAGCAAAAGAAGAGTTAGCTAATGAATCGCATCCGATTGATGGCCTGTCCGGTGAATATGCAGAGAAATCCCTTGAAGAATGGGCGGAACGGCTTCGCAAAGGAGGCAACCAGTGAGCAAGATTGACTATCAGGCACTGCGTGAAGCGGCAGAGAAAGCCGGTGAAGATAAGTGGCAGGCTAAAAAAATAAATGGTGATTTTTTCGTTATTCGTCACGGTAGTTATACAAGACAGCATGGCTACACATCGTATCAACCCATTGCGGAGATTGATTGTAAGCCAGTCCGGGATTTTGTTGCCAAGGCTAATCCGGCTACCGTGCTGGAATTACTGGATGAACTGGAAGCAGCAAAAAAGCGCATTGCAGAACTGGAAGCGCGGGAAATACTGCTCCCGGAACGTAGCAGCATGCTTCATCGAACAGATTTTCACGATGATTACCAAACGGTAATGGCATACAAAGTTTCTGAAGTCATCGATGCAATCCGCGCTACTGGCATTCGCATCAAAGGAGAGTGAGATGAACGGACAAATCTCAATTGTTCGACCAGGAGCATGTGACGATAGCGAGATACACATGATTATTCGTCTGGCGAGGGGGAAAACAATAACTGTTCTCACTACTCCAGAAAATCTCGCATTAGCATTAACAGGAAAGTCAGACCTGCCAGTAGAGCTAAAGCTGCGAAATGTTGAGATTAAGGTGAAATAGCTATGACCACTTTTACCAAAGATCGACTGCTGACAATCCAGCATTGGCGCGAAACATACGGACCGGGTAGCAACGTTGTGCTTCCAGCAGAAGAAGCGGAAGAGCTGGCACGGATTGCGCTGGCATCGCTGGAAGCAGAGCCGGTGGCAAAGATTATAGCTCATTACCCATTAGGGGTTGACGTAGGCAAACAAAAATTCGTACAGGCCATTAGAGAGCTTCCTGACTTTGGCGGATATCTATTTGCCGCCCCTCCAGCGCCGATAGTGCCGGAAGAAATGTATTGGCAGGATGCGCCAGTTGAAGGCAGCAGCAAAGCGGCTGCATACGCTACAGGCTGGAACGATTGCCGCGAAGCCATGCTTCAGTCCGGAAACTTTCGGGAAAATAAAGATTCGTCAACCAATAATTTTCGGAAAATCCCGGAAGCGTCAACCAGCTCTCCGGTAACTCCGGCTCTTCTGCCTGGTGGTTTCACCATTGAGGAGGCGAAGGAATTACATGAAGACCTGGTACGCAGCCACATAAGCAAGGCCTTAAGTGGCGAAAAGATGAAAAAGAAAGATCGCGATGCTGATTTGCGCTGGATTCATGGCGTTATAGTTCAGGCAGCGTGGTTTGTAAAAGCATCACTGGAGCAGAATGCACTATCGGGCAACTATCCGGTAACTCCGGATAGTTGGATAAGCTGTAGTGAGCGAATGCCGAAAAAGAATCAGAACGTACTTATTTCGGTGAATTTCGATAGTGATCTGGTTGAGCCGCTAATATGCTCCGCACGCTATACCGGAAGCACCTTTCGGCGAGGAGAAGCAACGATTAAGCCGGGCAATGGTGTTGAGCAGGTAACACACTGGATGCCGCTACCAGAACCGCCGCAGGAGGTTAACCGTGGCTAACCTGCAACTTGCCGTCAAAGGTGAATACTTCGCAGATAGTTTCCCCCAAATCTGGGGAAAAGCCCGAATGGCGCGGCTTACAGCAAGATAAGGCCTACATGATTTGACAAATCCGCCAGAGCTATCGCATACTGACCGCACTAGAACTTCAAAGCGGTCATCCGCACCCGATAGCTTTGCGGCTTTTTTATGCCTGCAATTTGGCATAGTCACATCCGTACAAAGGTCGGGTGGAGAGGCGTAATACAATACCCGCAAGGGGAATATGCCCGGAGCATCTTTGAAGGCTCTAGTTGACACCCGATCACCAGCCACTAACTGGTGATTGCTAACTAAAACTTCAAAGGAGGTCATCATGACCAGTCAACTCATCCCCGTATTCAACGGCACTATCGACAACGAAACAATTCTTCTAGTTAACGCTCGTGATCTACACTCTTTTCTTGGTGTGGGCAGAATGTTCGCGCACTGGGTTAAAGAACGCATTGCTGAATATGGATTCATTGAAAGCCAGGACTATATTTTGATTTGCCAAAATGGGCAAACCAAAGGGCGAGGAGGTGATCGCCGTAGCAAGGACTACCACCTAACTCTCGACACAGCCAAAGAACTGGCGATGGTTGAGCGTAACGAAAAAGGCCGCCAGATCCGCCGATACTTCATCGAGTGCGAAAAGAAACTTCGCCAGAGCCTTTTACCTGCACCAATGAACATCAACTACCCTCTATCGTGGTTTTCAGAGCACCACCCCTACTCCATGATGAGCTATGTTGATCGAAAAACTCTTAACCTGGACGTTTCTGTGCTCTTCGACATGCCAAGCCCAACTATGCGCATCCTCAATGAGCTACACAGCAAAGGCTATAACGTTGACGCCGCTGTCGCTGAATTTAACGCCTTCAAGCATCTGACGGAAGAAATGCGCCGCACGCTACAGGATATTTCAAGATTGTCAGATCGAAATTCCCGAAAAGGCTTCTCGTTAAGCCTGTAACTTCCCCTACCATCCCCGACATCCCGTCGGGGTTTTCATATCTGGAGACAAAAATTTGAAACAGATCGCTTTCTACAGGCGTTCTGGAAGGCCCGGTGCCTTCCGTGGGTTAAAAGAACGCGTCACCTGGATGATTCAGTCTCGTGGTCGTCCTGTTACTGGCAGTGAAATAGCAGAGAAATTTGGTGTTTCACTTTGCGAGTTCAACAAGGTAGCTCGCGGCCTGACAAAGGGCAGTAAGGTTGTGAAAATAAAGGCTTCAGAACCATTCACCACAGACACCGGAATCGTTGATCGCTTTTTCTCCCTCGAATCAAATCCTCGTCGTGACACACCTCGCTCACGCAATGCCGTTCCTCCATTCAGTCGCAGAAGCCGTGAACACGCAGCAAAAAACTGTCGCGAGGAATACGTGCAAAAGGCCGAACGCCGTCGCCGACTGATTAAAGCAGGACTTTACATTGATGAGTTTGAAAACGCGCTATGACGAAAAAATACACCCTCATTTACGCAGATCCCCCCTGGACATTCCGCGACAAAGCAACCGATGGTCAACGCGGTGCAAGTTTTAAATATCCGGTCATGAGTCTTCTGGATATCTGCCGCCTCCCGGTATGGGAACTGGCAGCCGATAATTGCCTGTTGTCTATGTGGTGGGTGCCTACACAACCACTTGAAGCATTGAAGGTTGTAGAAGCGTGGGGCTTTCGTCTGGTGACGATGAAAGGATTAACCTGGAACAAATGCGGGAAAAGACAGACCGACAAGCTGGTCATGGGTATGGGTAGCACCACTCGCGCTAACAGCGAAGACTGCCTTTTTGCAGTGAAAGGAAATCTGCCCGAACGCATTAACGCCGGAATAATCCAGTCATTCACTGCACCGCGCCTTGATCACTCCCGCAAGCCGGATATGGCTCGAGAAAAGCTTGTGCAACTTCTTGGCGATGTTCCCCGGATAGAACTGTTCGCCCGCCACACCTCGCATGGATTTGATGTATGGGGTAACCAATGCGGCACACCATCCATTGAGATGGTTCCGGGTATTGTTAAATTTCTGGAGAAAACCAATGAGCGAAAAAACGACGTTGACAAAGGCATCACCAGTTGAATTAAGGCAGTGTCTGGAAATCGCAAATCAACTTGCCAGAAGTGGAATACGATTTGTTCCAATCCCGATTACAGCAGATGCAGAACTTCATCTGTTTGGTGAAATTCTTTCCCGAAAGCTGGATGAACTGGAAAAGCTGGTAGAAGAAGCTGACACCTCACTAACCGTATAACAGCCCCACCGACATTAAAATATCAGGAGAAAAAAATGAACGCAGTGCTCACAGAATTGAACAAATTAGGAAAAGCATCAGCCGAAAGTATTTCTAAAGGTCTCAATATTGATTTGAATGACGTTATTGACACTCTATGGAAGTTAAAAAACCAGGGGGTAGTAACTGTAAAAAATGGCATCTGGCAGGCAGTTGCAAGGGAAGTGGACAAAAAACCAAATATCGCCCCAGTGCAGCCAGTGCAGCCAGTGCAGCACAACATTATAGGTGACCTGCTACGTAAATCACGGAAAGAAGCGCGCCGCGCCGGGCGGAAACAGAAACGATGGGAGGGTGCATGTAAGGCGTTGCAAGAACTGAATAAATACCGTGACTTGATCAACGAATTGTCAGAGTGAGCGAATCACAGAGAGAATATTTTGAGAAACAACCCGCGTACATTAATATTGTTTTTCCTTTCTCTAATGACGGGCGGTATCCTGTTATTCGCAGGAACAACATTATTTATTTTTGTTGCCCGGCTAACTGCGAGGATAATGACATGAAAATCACATTTGAAAGTTACGGTTTAACAGCAAGTGTGGTTATATCCAGCTCTATATTCGAAAGGCGCAAACATCAGCATATCGTTGATGCAGTGAAACTCAAAGCCCCGGAAGTTACCGTCACAACACATGGACTTTTCAGGATACGAACGACGTTGACTACAACACACCTCTCGGCATGCCGTGTTTATGATATGGCACTCAAGGAATACAACCAGTGTTCGTCCTGATCCAGCGCGGGCAGTCTTTCGTTGATGCCAACAACTATCCGGTAGAAATATGCAAGGTAACTCTGACTCAGGTGATCTACCGAAGGCTCGACGGCAGAACCAGAGCCACTTCAATTAGTGCATTTAATGAAGAATTTGAGCGAATCGAGCACAACGAACTGCATATGATTAAAGCGGAAATTGAGAAGGAAAAGCATATTGCCAGCCTTCGAAAAATGCGCCGTACATCAATCAACTGACAACCGCCTTCGGGCGGTTTTTTCTTACACATGCAGAGGCAACTTATGCGCGAGTTAGTAAACCAACATAACCATGGCATTCAGCCAGTCATCACACCTGTTGTACAGATAAATGCGAATGAATGGGTAACACTGGAGCTTTTAATGGCTGTAACAGGCCTGAGAAAAGGAACAATATTACGCGCCAGGGACAGTGCGTGGATGAACGGCAGAGAATATAAACAAATCGCCCCCGACGGAACGCCAAAGAAAAACAGCGAATGTCTCTATCACCTTCCTACCATCAACACTTGGATCAAAAACCAACCCTTACCATCTCAGGATGTTTAATTCTTGTCCATAAGAGTATAACCTGAGCGTGCTCTTGGACGCAGGAGGAACAATGGCGAATTCAGCCTATCCAGCCGGCGTTGAAAATCACGGAGGAAAACTCCGAATAACGTTTAAGTACAGGGGTAAACGAGTGCGCGAAAATCTTCGCGTGCCCGATACTCCGAAAAACAGAAAGATCGCTGGTGAGTTAAGGGCTTCTGTCTGCTTTGCAATCAGAACGGGAACGTTTGATTATGCCGAGCGATTCCCTGACTCACCTAACCTGAAGCTATTTGGCCTGGTAAAAAAAGATATCACCGTCGGTGAACTGGCACAGAAATGGCTTACTCTGAAAGCAATGGAAATCAGTAGTAACGCCTTAAATCGTTATCAATCAGTGATGAAAAATATGCTACCGAGGCTTGGTCCTGGCAGGCTGGCGTCATCGATTACAAAAGAAGATCTGCTGTTTATCAGGAAAGATTTACTGACCGGGGAAAAGGGAAGCAGGAAAACCAGCACGTCCCGAAAAGGAAGAACCGTACCCACAGTGAACTATTACATGACAACAACAGCCGGAATGTTCAGCTTTGCCGCCGAAAACGGGTATCTGGAGAAAAACCCGTTTAATTCAATAACACCGCTGAGGAAATCAAAACCAGTGCCGGATCCACTGACCAGAGATGAGTTTAGCCGTCTCATTGATGCCTGCCATCATCAACAGACCAAAAACCTCTGGACAGTGGCTGTTTTTACAGGGATGCGACACGGTGAAATTGCCGCACTTGCATGGGAGGATATCGACCTGAAAGCTGGCACGATAACAGTGCGACGAAATTTTACAAAAATAGGTGATTTTACGCTACCAAAGACCGACGCAGGCACTAACCGGGTTATACATCTTCTGGCACCAGCAATTGAAGCACTTAAAAACCAGGCGATGCTTACTCGTCTTAGCAGGCAGCATCAGATCACTGTTCAATTACGCGAGTACGGAAGAACAATTTTGCACGAGTGCACTTTTGTTTTCTGTCCGCAAATCGTTCGCAAGAATCACAAGGCTGGTATTAACTACGCGGTAAGCTCCATCGGAGCGACATGGGATTCAGCAATAAAAAGAGCGGGTATCCGATCCCGTAAAGCGTATCAGTCACGCCATACCTATGCGTGCTGGGCTTTATCTGCCGGAGCAAACCCGACATTTATTGCGTCACAGATGGGGCACTCCAGCGCCAGCATGGTCTACAATGTTTATGGTGCATGGATGCCTGAGTGCAGCGTGACTCAGGTAGCTATGTTGAATAATATCCTTAATTCCCGCGCCCCAGACGTGCCCCAAAGTGATCAGGAGGATGAAATAAAATTATATTTTTCAAAATGATAAACCATATCCTTAGACATGTTGAAACGATGGCACGCGCAGTCGCTGAGGGTGCAAGCAAAGTGGATGGCGCTGAAGTTGTCGTTAAGCGTGTACCGGAAACCATGCCGCCGCAATTATTTGAAAAAGCAGGCGGTAAAACGCAAACTGCACCGGTTGCAACCCCGCAAGAACTGGCCGATTACGACGCCATTATTTTTGGTACACCTACCCGCTTTGGCAACATGTCCGGTCAAATGCGTACCTTCCTCGACCAGACGGGCGGCCTGTGGGCTTCCGGCGCACTATACGGAAAACTGGCGAGCGTCTTTAGTTCCACCGGTACTGGCGGCGGTCAGGAACAAACCATCACATCCACCTGGACGACCCTTGCGCATCACGGCATGGTAATTGTCCCTATTGGCTACGCAGCGCAGGAATTATTTGACGTTTCACAGGTTCGCGGCGGTACGCCGTACGGCGCAACCACCATCGCAGGCGGTGACGGTTCACGCCAGCCCAGCCAGGAAGAACTGTCTATTGCTCGTTATCAAGGGGAATATGTCGCAGGTCTGGCAGTTAAACTTAACGGCTAA